AGTTGCTTGGCTACGAGCGTCAAAGAGTTTGCCGACAACGCCAGCTAACCCACCCAAATCATTTGCAATTTTGGCGGCTTTTTTTACAACTGCTATTGCGCTTTGCAGTCCTTCCAATGCTGTTATAGGGTCTATCACTTCCGTTCAACCTTTTGCCATTCAAGGCATACTACTTTGCGGTTGTAAACATCGCCTGTCCATGCCCATTTAACACAACGATATTTTTCTTTACTAGATGCCACCAATGTAAAGAACATTGAAAGCACCAGTAGCCATTTCACGTCATAGCCCAAACGATGATGTAAAAGCACCAGACGACAGTAATGCAAAAAAGGACTGCGCTTGTAAAAGCTAAAGCCCAATCTTTCATTTTTTAATCCATGTCTGCCAAACAGCACCAGCAGCCATAATTAGCGCACCCACCCATAGAATAGGCTTGGCAGCAGAAGCCACCCAACCCAAGACTTTAAAAGCCCCATCAAGAGCATTTATAGCCTCTACAAGACCTTTTGTGTTCTTGTCTATGTCATCTACCTTAGTTTCAACTGCAAGCAGTCTGTCGTAGATTTGTTTGTGGGTGACTTCTTCTGTCATGGTGCATCAGGCCATGTAATAGTCCAAGGGAAACCTGTCTGCGTAGTTACATCACGCAAGGCTTGACGATAGGTAGCCCATACTGCTTTGTCAACAGGAGCATCAGCTACTTGTGTCCAATCACAGTCTTTTAGTTTCTCATCCCTTGAAGCACGAACACTCTTAGCCTGTTCAGCATCCTTAGAAGCCTTGTAAGCCACTTCTTGTTCAGCAGCAGTAGTAGTTACACCATCTTCTACTTGGTCAATGAAGACAGGGCCAAGGATGTACTTTGTGTACCACTTACCATCTACTTGCTCGACACCAGAGGCTTGAGAGTATTGGTAAACAGTACCACCAGTAGCTTGTGCGCCTTCAAAGACTACATCAGCACCCAAAGCCTCTAAGACTTCAGTTGTTGTTGTATCCCATGATGGGCCACCATTGGCTTTTGTGTATGCACGAAATTCACTTTCGTACATAACTGCGCCTGTTGTTCTGATTCTGATTTGCATTTTGTTTCCTTATGTAAGGTAGGCAAAGCCTGATTTCTGATTTTTGCAACGCCATTCAACTGTTGGCTTTGGCATATTCAACGCTTTAGCGCATTCAGTAGCAGAACCCCATATTCCAGAGGGAGTGTTAACCATTCGTGCTTTGTAGTGCTTTGACCCGCTAGTTAGTGCGCTTATCTTGGCTTTTACTTCTGGTCTGTGCATTGGGTTTTTATCACCTAATGACCAAGGATGAGACTGACCTTTATTTGATGCAGATATTTTATTTCTTGTTTCAATAGTAATTTCTTTACCCAAATTACCATCTCTAACATTTTCTTCTGTTACACCGCAAAAAACATTTTCAACAGAGTAAGGCCCAATGTCGCCATGCCTACGCATTACATATTGTCCACGCAGTTTGCCACGTTGTTCCCATTTTCCTGTCGCAATCCACCAATCTTTCCACTCCTCAAATGTGAATAGAAACTGAACACCACGCATCTTTGCGTTGCTTTTGTGTTGCGTATAACGCTTGCGAAATATATCTTTTGTCATTCTCAACTCACCGCAAAAAAGATAAAAGAACCGCCATTTTCGTTAATTTCGGATGGTGCTGTTGAACTAATTTCAAAACCTGCCGAATAAGTATCAATGTAATCTGTGCTAGTAACTTCAGCCGCTGTAGAGTTCAATAAAAGGTAGGGGTCATTACCAGACACAATCCCCCGTGAACTATCCCAGACGTACCACGAACCTGTACCGCTTGTTTTCTTAATGAGGACGAATCTCGCACCGCCTGTAAAGCCACAATCAATTTGCTTTGTAGTTCCAGTTCCTGTGTATGAGCCTACTTTGGAAACACCAGCACAAGTTGCAAATAGGTAGGCAACATATGTTGATCCAGAGTTATTCCAGCCACTTGCAAGCGCTCTAAGTGAAAATGATGTGCTTGATGGTCTTGCGCTAAATGGAGAGTAAGCGTTTGAAAATAGCAAATCTCCAAATCCTCCATCTAGGTTTAAGTTGCCATATTTGCAGCCTGTGCTAGTAAACTGTGCTAACGCACTCCAATCATCTGCACCGTTTCTGACCTTAGAAATCCACAGTTCTGGCTCTACTCCAAGGTTGTGGTTTTGAGTTTGGTTTGTTCCAGTACCTGTATAGCAAACTTCATCAAAGAATGATGGGGCGCGTCTAAATAGGTAGTTGATGTAGTTAAATGAACTATTATTAAACTTGGTATCCCATCCAGTTACAGTGTATCCATTCATATTAAATGACAAAACTTCACTTGTAGCTTCAGCGTTTGTATATGCAGATGATAAATATTTACTACCTCTAAGCCTATCATTAAAATTAAATCCAACAGAGGCATCGTCTTTCGGGTCGATAAGTAACAAATCAGGAGCAAAACCAACACTAGACACGGTAGTGGTGGCATCCGTACCAGCACGAGTCAAAGGCTTGAACACCTTAGTCGCATCAGTAGGCACTTTCATTGGGCCACGGCGAATGGCTATGTAGATGTATGTTCCACCAGATGCGTTAATTGGTGTGTTTGTAGCGGTTAATTGAAAACCAGTTGGTAAGACTGCAAAACCGTCTGAATAGTAAGTTTCTGCACCAGTCGTATTTGGAAACAAGACATAGTCGTCCGCACCCTTGGCCGTCAGTCCTCGCATGGTGTCAAGCAGCGACCAGTTTGAGGTTGTATCAGTTCTCTTTATCAGCAGCCATTGCGGTTCATAACCAAGAGTCACAGTCGGGCCAGATGTAGAACCGTTGCCTGTATAAGACCCACAGCTAATTACATTGTCTGTACCAGTTAGGCCAAAGCCTCCTGCGTTGTGGGCGAATAGGTAGGCGACATAGGTGACGCCATTGGTGTTAGGATAATTTCCTGAGTTATCAAGAATACCTGCGGTGCTAAAAGTTGTGGCTGTTGGGTAATCACCCAAAGAACCTGAGTAAAGAGCCGCGCCAGTTGAATTTAAAGAAAGACCTGTGGCATAAGAATTGGTTGGAGTTCCTGAACCTGTACGGGCGCACACAGCCCAATCGCCAGTTGCTGATGTAGATTTGCAAATAATAAAACCGGGAACAGAGCCAAGGTTGTGGTTAATTGTTTGTCCAGCCGCGTTTCCATTCCCCGTAAAAGTCACAACATCAAAGAACTTTGCTTGCTTGCGGAATGTCCATGAGACACCTAATCCTGTGTAATTACTATTATCAAATTCACCTAACGTAAAACCATTTGAATTAAATGATGACATTACGCCACTTCCACCATTTGCGGAGGCAGCTGTGGTATTGGAATTTAAATAATAACCAGCACCACGAGCAGTGTCATAAAGATTAGAACTGTAAGCAACTGTTCTATTTTTAGTCCAAACCAAACCGCCCTTACCAGACAAGTCAATGCCATTGGTTATGGTCTGTGATGCACCCGTACCTGTGTAAAGGTATGTGCTGAAAACATCCTCAATATAGTTAGGCACAACAGGAACACCACCACCAAAGGCATCATAAGAAGCCGCACCACTTGTTGCTTGTAATGGCATAGTGTTAAGCCTTAAATTGTGTGTTGCTTGCCAAGACTGTGAAAGTCGCACTACCTGTCTTGATAATCAAATAACGATAGCTATCAATGCCACTCGCATTTCCCGCAGTAGGCGCACCACCTAGCCACCTAGTAGTCACTCCAGAAGTCGTGCCATCCACTTGAACAGCAGAGTTGTAGTAAGCAGTAGAGCCTTGAGTGACTAAGAAAGCCACAGTCATTGATTGACCTGTACTCATCAAAGTATTCAAAGAAGTACCGCTAGAGGCTCTGAAGTTAACTGTCCAGTTAGCACTTGCATTACTTGTGTAGTACAAGACTGACTGAGTGGTAATGTCGTAGTTAATCGTTCCAGTAGCTAGAACAATGGCAGTAGCTGATGATGTACCGCTAAATGTCTGAGTCGCTGTAAATGTCTGAGCTGAATTGGTTACTGCTGTGTTGGCGTTGTAGGCTTGGACGTTTGTGCCAATTGCCAAACCCAAGTTTGTGCGTGCTGTTGCTGCGTTGGCCAGGTCAGACAAGTTGTTTGCTGAAGCCAGGTAGCCAGATCCAGACACATAAGCAGCAACCCATGCGCTGCCTGTGTACAACTTCATTGCGCCATCAACGCTGTTGAAGTACAAAGCGCCAGCAACCAATGCGTTGCCGTCATTGTCAACACTTGGGTCGCTTGTTTTTGCGCCAAGATATCGGTCATCAAAGCTGTCGTATGCAGCCAGAGTTGCGTCGCGTGCAGCTTCGGCGGCCGTCTGTGCTGATGCTGCGCTTGTTGCGCTACCAGCTGCAGAAGTTGCTGAGCTTGCCGCGTTTGTTGCCTGCGT